GTCAGAAAAAAAAATAATTTTTTAAAAACTTTCTTTTGAAAGAAAAAAGTGTCAGAAAAAAAAATAATTTTTTAAAAACTTTCTTTTGAAAGAAAAAAGTGTCAGAAAAAAAATAATTTTTAGAGAGTTTTAGTGGAATATATGCGGCCTGTTCCATTAAATGTACCACCGTACCCACTGTTTGAAGAGATGGTCCTTGAGTTGAGAATTGGTAATTTAGATCTGTTATTTAAACCACCCCCGCTGTTGGAACCACCCCTGTTACTGTTATTGAATTTTTCTTTCTTGAAGAGGTAGTAAACTATTATCAAACACGCTATACCCGTAATAATGCTAAACCATATAACACCGATGTTTGTTCTTTTCTTAATACCTGGTTCACCAACAGTAGATTCTTCGACCTCTATTGGTTCGACTGGGAGTTCGATTTGCTTTTCTTCTTCCGCCATTTATACTATACAACGATAAAATTTAAAAATGATGATAACATTTTTAAATTTTATGTTTAAATTTTACAATACTTAAGCAAAAATAAGCTTAGTTGGAGAAGGCCAAACCGCCCATGCCGCTTTGGATGCGGAGAACGTTGTAGTTGGTCGCGAACATACGGAGAGTGGTCTTTTGAGTACCGGAGCGCGCCTTGATAGCGACTTGGGCATTGTCAATACGAGAGAAGTTGCAGGTGCCAGTTGGTTGGTGTTCTTCTGGCTTGAGCGCGAAAGAGTACGCGTAGACACCTGGCGATGGGGAACCGGAGTGGTGAACGAATGGTTGCACTTGGTTGAAGTACTTACCCGATTGCTCTTTGAATCGGTCTTGACCATTGAGAACCAAACGGAAGGTATCAACAGTACCGTCGATGTCTTCGCAGAAGGAGTCGGCGGCACCGTCAACCGCAAGCATTGGCGCACCGGCGAGGGAGGTGGAGATGAAGCAGTTGGATTCGATCGTGAATCGGGCAACGTTCGCGGTAACAGTTGGCGCCGCGTTGGAGGTGTTCCAGGTGTCGGTACCGTCATCCAAGCAGAAGACGAGTTCCTTCACTGGGTGGTTGTAAGAAAGCCGCTTTTGGACTTCCGAACCGGCGGTGACGGTGTCAGTACCGGTGTGTTGGACTTGCTCGATGAGGTATTCGTGGCCCTTTTGCGCGAAGCGACGACGTTCCTCGGTGTCGAGGTAAATGTAGTTCGCCCAGACCTTGAATACGGAACTGTCGGCGACGGTCGAGAAGGTGCTCGACAAATCGAAGTCGAGACGAACTTCGTGGTATTGGAGGGCAATCAAAGGCAACGCCAAACCTGGGTTGCGATTGAAGAAAAAGATCAAGGGCAAGAAAATCTTATCGTCAGCACGGATCGCAGTAGTCATCTTACCGTAGTTCGCTTTCTTGGACTCGTCCAAGTAAAGCTCGGAGTACAAACGCCACCACTTTTGGTAGTGCTTGTCGATGCGCTGACCACCGATGGACAATTCAACATCCTTGACAGCACGCTCCGCGAGCCACGCGTCGTCGCTAGCAGCGCCGGCACCAGCCTTGAGTTCGACGTACATGTCGGCGACCAAATCACCGTTACGGGCGACGGTCACGGAAACGCGGCCATCGTTACCTGGGGTACCGTTGACGGTTTGTTCGATGTTTTCCATAGCGAAGTTGGTGTGACGCTTGTACACCGCTTGGAAGAAAGTAACTTTTGGGTTACCCGTAAGATAGACATCTTGGGCACCGTACGCGACGAGTTGCATGAGACCACCGGCCATTGTGAGTTTTTTGTACTATATACAGAGAAAATAATTTTGCGAAAAAACTCAGTTTGATTTTTCCTGGTGTAATGTATAATGTCTGAACCAACTATCGATATAGAGGAATCTGAATCCGAGTATGAAACCGAAAGTGAACTCGATGTTCAGATCGACGAATCCATTTCACCCGAAACTGTCGAGGACGAGGAAGACGAAATCCCAGAGTGGGCTGTCACTGGTGAAGAAGAACCCGATGTTGTCGGTCATATGACGAATGTTGCGGCATCTCTGTTTTCCACGGAAGAGGGTGAGACTGTATGTAGTGCCCTGGTGTCTATATCTAAACAACTCGAAACACAAAATCGAATCATGATAAAAATTTTGGCTCAACTCCAAAAATCTACTTAGAAAAATAACCCGTATATCTCGTAAGGAGCTAATGTTGGACACGCATTTTATAAATCAAGATGCGAACCCGACTGAGACGAATCAAGTAATGTGGATGAATCACATTCAGAGTCTCAATCCGGAACAGCTCATCAATCTTTTAACCCAATTGGAAGACATGTGGGACATCTCTCGGAAAAATGACGAAGCGGTATCCTTTCAACTGGGTTTTAAAAATTTCTTTGCATTCGATGAACTCGATTCCGAAACTTGTTTACCGAATAATAACATTGACATCGAGAGTATCTCGGCGAAGCACCAACGCTTAAATTTGCAACTGGGACAATTGTATCATAGAGCAAATGCTATGAAGATTCTTGATCTTGACGATGGAGATGACATGAAGATTTCTACAAGAATTAATAGATTAATAGATCAAGTTGATGACGCGTGGCAGATTGTATTCAGACACACAAGAATATTCGAGCGTATCAATAATCCGACATATATACCCATTAATCCAGAAACAGACCCTTCTATTTTTAGATGTTCAACTTTACCTACTAATATGGATGAATTGAGCCCATATCAACAAGCAATTCTTACCATTCTCAAGAAACTTTACGAGGGAAACATCAAAAGATACAAAGGACACTGCTGCAGACAAATCCGCACAGTTGATGGCCACGACACGCGTGCATGGAAACAAGAGCAGCGAATCCAGGAATATGTATACAGTGTTTCTCAAAAAGAGACAGAATTTGAACTATGGAAAAATCTTTCATGTAGGGGTTCGGCATATGGCGATGTGATCCGACACTTGTCCAACTGTAATGATATGCAGTTTCCTGAAATTAAGAGAAATCGTCACGTCTGGTCTTTTAAAAATGGAATTTTCGTGGGTAAAAGTTGGTCTGCGAAGACTGGCCTGTATCAAACGGATTTCTACACATATAATTCAAAGGAATTTAAAAACCTTGATCAAGCAATCGTGAGTTGTAAGTACTTCGATACGGAATTCGAAGACTTTTCTCATCTAGAAAAATGGGAAGATATTCCGACACCGTATTTTCAATCTGTCCTTGATTACCAACGTTTTAATGAAGAGGTGTGTAAATGGATGTACATCATGGGTGGGCGTCTGTGCTTTGATGTGGGTGATATGGATGGATGGCAAGTAATTCCTTTCCTGAAAGGTATTGCTCGTTCTGGTAAATCAACGCTTATTACCAAGGCTTTTGCACACTTTTATGACGTAGACGACGTACGAACTCTTTCAAATAATGTTGAAAAGAAATTTGGTCTCTCTTCTATTTATGATGCTTTTGTATTCATCAGCCCTGAAATCAAAGGAGACATCTCTCTGGAACAGGCTGAATTCCAATCGATTGTATCTGGTGAACAGGTGTCGTGTGCGATTAAACATGAAAAGGCAAAGACAATGACGTGGAAGGTTCCTGGTATTCTCGGTGGTAACGAAGTCCCGAGCTACAAAGATAATTCGGGTAGTGTTTTGCGACGTATTTTGACGTGGAACTTTGGTAAACAAGTCAAGGATGCGGATCCGACGTTAGATAAGAAGCTCGAATCTGAAATCCCGGTGATTCTTCAAAAGTGTATTCGGGCATACCTGGAATACGCACAGAGGTATGCAAATAAGGACATCTGGAATATAGTTCCACAGTATTTCAAAGACGTTCAAAAGCAAGTTGCGACGGTATCGAGTACTTTGGAAAACTTCTTACAATCACCTTACCTGCGATATGGACCGGAGCTTTGTTGTCCTCAGAAGATATTCGTTGAAAAATTCAACGAGCATTGTGGAGCAAATAACCTTGGAAGACCGAGATTCAACCAAGATTTCTATGCCGGACCATTCAGCCAAAGAGACATCGAAGTGCGTCAGCATACGGGTATGTATAAGGGTGCGCCGTTTAGTATGCAACCTTTCATATTTGGATTAGATATAGTTAACGATACTCTCATTTCAAATGAGGACGATGTGTAATAAAAATATACACTTATACCAGAAATGCAACGCCCAACATCCCTACAAAATTTCATAAAAAACTCGGGTGTGAACGTCACGCGTGCATCGCCACCCAGTTTTCCCCAGCGATTACAGAACTCGACTATAAATAACCAAAATATGGGTAATTTTGCGGAATTTTTGAATATTAACAGTAACAACAATAATAACGTGCGATATCTCACACTGAGTGGTCTTAATTTGGGTATGTTTAATGCGACCGTAAACAAACAATTCAATGCCGAAGCGCGCGTTGAATTGAAAGACATTCTCACAAAGGCGCCACTTGGAAAGACCTCGATTGGCCAAGGGCTTTACATAGACACGAAAGAGATTGTCGGTGTGTATGGTCGATTTAAGACTGGATTCACACACACGCGTGAGTACGGAAAGAAGGGTGACATAAATTTGAATTTTTTCACCGTTCAAATCAAATTTTCTGTCACAAATGGTAGTGAGACAAACGGTGGTACTGTGAACTTTTACAAAAATGGTAAAATTCGTTTTTCGGGTGGTTTCGTAGGGAAAGGTGATGAAATAGAAAACCAACCAGAACTCATACGTCGTTTCATGGTAAAGAGTTATACGAAAGGCCAAGCGTTCTTTTATAACCCATTTGAATACAACAATTTAAGTGCACAATTCAGAATTAACGGTGTGATAAAAGACCTCAGACGTCTTCACATAAATAGCCGAAAGTACGGTATTGAAACGAATTATGAGCCAGAACTTTCTCCCATGATGTATGCAACCTATAAAGGACACAAATATATCATCGCCAAATCGGGTGCTATACAGATATCTGGAGCTAAAAATCCAAAAGCACTCAATGATGCATACCGCGTGGCAAATCAGCTATTCAATATGTTATACACCAAAAATGAAATCTCACTCACTGCACAAGTACCAAACAACATTGCGCGTCCAACTAAAAAGAAATCTAAAGCGTCGACGTGTCCAAAAACGCGGCGACCACCGTGCAAAACTGGATTTGAAGCAAAGAAGAACCCACAAGGTGACGAATGCTGTTACAAAATACCAAAGAAGAAATCGAAGCGTAAATCTCCAAAGAATGATAAGGAAATTACATACGGTAAGAATGGACAACTCATGATAGGTAAGAAAAAATGTGAATCTCTCACGAAACCTATGCTTTTGGACATGGCGAAGAAACTCGGTGTAGTGAACGCGAAGGACAAGAACAAAAAGGAAAAGTTGTGTGCGATGATTAAACAATTTTCGTTCGGTAACGAAAATTTCAAAGTTGGGAGCAAACCATGTATTTCTTACAAAAAGAGTGATCTTGTGTCTATGGCTATATCGAAGGGTATATCCGTGTCTAATTCCGATACCATAAAAACCCTCTGTGGAAAACTCAAACTCGATGTGAGTAAGCGTAACGCGAACGCAAACAGAAAAGAAAAGGAAAATCGAGCGCTCAATGCAGTGCTCAAGAAAGAAGCTAAGATTGGTAACGTAGAAATAAGACGAAAACTAAACAACAAGGGTATCAGAAACGACATCATAAAATTGTATGGTCCACGGTGGATGAAGAAATACGGCAAAGTAATGAATATAAACAAGGACGTAGACGAGATGTCCAATTTGATTAATAATGCGTCCAAAGAAAAGAACGTCGTAAACAAGATGGGTGTTCTTAAAAAGATGGTCGCAAACGACCTAAAGAAGGGTCTAGTCTCTGAATGGAAAAAGGAGCGAGCCGTAGAATATAAGAAGAAGCTCATCAAGAATGAATACGGAAAACATGGTAATGCTGTCGTGAATTACGTATTGACCCAAAACCCAACAAAGACTCAAATTAAAAAGTTCATTGAAAGGTACAAGAAGGCGCGAGCTAATTTGAATAAGAACAAGTAATCGCATCGTTTATCATTTTTTCTGGTTCAGAAGCTTGTTTTATGTGCTTTGCGTGATATGAGAAGTCATACCCTCTAAATTTACGTTTTATTTTATCGGACATACCCACGGCTTCGAATTGACGAGATGTTTGTGAGCATACAGCTTTTCGTTCCGATTCCAAAAAACGATCCTCCATTTGTATGAATTCTTTTATGCTTTCTTCAGGCATACCTCTTCGTTTCATTTCATTTACTACCTTATACGACATTCCACGGGACATACCAAAATTTTTTGATTTGTATCCCATGGACCCAACATTGGTATCGGATGGCTCAAGATTAAATATGAAATACAAAATTATGAGTATTACAATAAATTGTATCATCTACTACTATCAAATATATTAAATACGTCTTTCACTTTGTGAAGAATGTTAAATAGTTCATTATCATCCTTCACAAGACTTGGATCAATAATTTCCAATTCTATTTGATACGAATTTGGATCTTCCGTGTCCAAATCTTCGACGTCGCCACAGACAACCGTCATATCAATGGACAAATTCTTGCGAATAAATGACATTCGCCGTTTAGTCTTCTTCATGTCCATATCGCCTTCGTAATCATCGACAGGCGTTTCAACGGAAACTCCAAATCTTACGTCATATGGTGCGTGTGCAAGTTTATCAAAGTCCTCTTTGTGAACTTTGTCCTTCTTTACGATTTTTTCTTCCGATGTCTGTTCGTCAATAGATATTCTAAGATTGTCGCTATTTCTGTAAAATACCTCTTCCGTACTGGTGACAACCTTCTCCCATCCGTCATATTTCTTAAGCCCTTCTAAGATAGTATCAAATCCATCTTTACCAACGTTTGTATCAAACGTTCCACAATTGAATTTACCGATACGCATTTCGAATTCAACGTGTTTTTCATGACGATACTTCTCAAAAACCGGCTTTACTCGTTCGAAGAGAGCTCTCACGTCCATGATTATTCTATTAAATAATGCGCCTTCTCCTTAAGTATTTTTTGTGAATAAAATGTATGCATGGGTTTTTCAACTTAGGCAACACATGTTACTTTAATTCTGCCATTCAAGCTCTCTTACATGTGATACCTATATCAGAGACCATATACAAGAGTCAATATGTAGGTGAATGTAAATTTACAAAGTTGTACCATGAACTCGTGACTAAATACTTTAGTACACAAGAGTCTGGTAAGTTTGATCTCACTTCACTCATAAAAGCGTTCAGAGTAGAATTTCCAAGATTTAAAGTCGATGAACCACATGATGCACAGGATGCCTTATTTTGTATAATAGACATACTAGAAAAAGAATATCCAGTCATAAAAGACATATTATATGGAAAAAAGACGCAAATAACCATATCACCCGAGGGTAAAAATTCAAATGATATAGATTACAGTATTCAAACTCTCACTATAGACGATCATGTATGTAGAGTGAGTGATCTCATAAACAAAAGTATGAATTGGAATACACTCGAAGGGTATGTAGATGATAACGGGAACACACATCACGTGGCGACGACTCGAACGGTTTTTAAAAGATTACAACCCGTGATGATAATATCTTTCGATAAAAAGAGTCGAATACAACTCGAAAGGAACATTCAGTTTAATGACGATATTCAATATACATTACAATCTTGTATAATACACGAAGGTGTGCAATGGGGAGGACATTATATTTCAGCGTGTATGTTTAATGGTAAATGGTACACGCAAGATGACGAACATGTATTTGAAGTAGACTTGAAAGATAAAGCTGGGTACTATGTACTCATATACACTTTAAAAAATCAGACATCTTGATATCCTCTTTTATGTTTACGAGAGTTCTATAAAATGTACGTCTATTATTAGGGTAGGTTTTATCGGTTCGTTCCATGATGGGCATCCACCACATTGGCGTGTCATCAGTCATGTATTTACATTCAACAATCATGTTTTCTCTTAACCACGACGTGTCCATTTTATCTCTCGGTATGATAGATTCAAATACGAGTTCACCCTTTTCTTGAACGTAAAGTCTCCATTGTTCACCTACAAATTTCACTTTGAAATCTATCGTGTTTTTCTCTTTTGGTTTCCATTTAAACATGGTTTCGTGTGTACCAATCTTCATCATACAATTAATAGGTGTAAATATAAGTCCATCTACATCTTGGGTCACAGTTGGTAAGTAGTCATTCATGAAACTTCCGAAATCGGACATGAGATGAAACGTCTTCACCTTCAATTTCGTTGCATCATTTTTAAGAGACATGAGCTTCTTACATGCATTTTCGCAATGTTCGAGGCGATCGATAAAATTCTTGTGACCAACGGTTACACCGCATTCAGTTAAACAATCGTATACCATGAACATATCTTTGTATAATTCACCTTCAAGTATAGTACCTTCATAAATAGGGCGTCTAAAATTGAGTTTACATAAAAACATATCAAGTGCTCTGTTTATGAGTACACACACTTTATGATTTCCATACATGAAAGCCAAGAGCATGAAACGCACACCATCGGTTTTTTCGCACACGACGTAGTCATTTCTACGCAGTGTATCAAAGTGTCTAAACTCAATCGATATAGGTTGGCATCCAGGAAATCTACCAGTAACACCCCAGCTACTTTCCATATACTTTATCGCGTATGTGTAAAGTGGGTCATCCCTCTTTACATATACCCGTGACATCTGTTTAGTATTTTAATTCAAATCTTTAATTAGCTTTAACACCTGCAGCGTTTAGGAGATTACTTATACATTCATGGGTATATGTCATAGTCAACTTAGATGCTGTAAATGCGTTAATTTTGACACCCAACTCCTTGAACTTGGCGAACATCTGTTCCATTCGAGGTGGAACTTTACATTCGTTCGTTCTCTTATCTTTCACACATTTAAGTACGTGTTTACACATCATAACCCAAGCGCGCGCACTCGTCTTTTCAACCTGGTAGATATCTTCAGCAATTTTCTTTCCAACTTTAGTATCAAAGTGAAGACCCATCTGCTCAACTGGTTCAGTGGAACCTTCCTTCACTTTGGCTTTAAACATATCCCAGTCTATACCTTCGGTCACACCTGGAAAAACAATACACCCGACGGCATTGTTATCATTGAAAACGTGTTTGAGCGAATCGGAATCAATAGATACACCGAAATCGATGAATAGAATCCTATCGGCGTTCTTCATGAACTTTTGTATAATAGCCGACTTCTCATATGGATCGTCATCTACATATACAACTTCATTTTGGGCATTTCTCGCTTGAATACAAAGCAAATTCAAGCGAAGAACGGTGTGTAATGTCTTCACATGACACGCCTTACTCCTCGTAACAATTATAGTTGCGAGTTTCATTTTATAGTATAACTAATCTAAGCCTTAAGCCTGTCGTTTAGGCATCCGGTAAAAGGTAAATTACCGACGTGTCCAAGCGTTGTATTAATGTCTGCAAAAATTTTTCCATCACATTGCTGCCATCTTCGGCAAAATGCATAATCCTCTGAAAGGTACCTTCTAGAATCCGGATCAATCATACAGTCAAATACCGCACAATAATCATCAAAATCCCTATTTTGATGATCATTTTTACAATTTAATTCGGGGAACTTTTCTTCAAGTTTTTCAAATGCACGACGCTTAATTGCCATGAATCCAGTTGGGCCATCGAGTAATTCTACAAAGCCATTTTCAACCGAACGCTTTGCTGCACCAATATTAGCAACAAGACTAGAAGAAAGCATCGCCATGTTTCTTTCATCACCATTTTCGACAGCATTCTTTACTTGATCCCACATGACCACCTTCTTAGGGTATACAGCAACCGAAACATCATGCTCAGATTTCACGAGACGAATCACTGCATCCGGTGTAAATTCAACATCTGCGTCTATAAACATGAAAACGTCCGCATCCGTCTTTTGCATAAAACGGCCAACTGCGACATTTCGAGCTCGGTGAACGAGTGATTCATTTTCAGTTGTATCAAGCATAAGCTGAATACCGCTTTTTATTAATTCTATTTGAAGCTTAATTACACTGGTTGCGTATTTTTGTAAACACTGGCCACCATAACAGGGTGTGGAAAGAAAGAGTTTCACCATATTACATTATATTACAATCATTCCTCTAAGTATCGTTTAATTATATTTTCTATCTTATTGATCGTGGGTATAGATACAGAACACTGTTCACTTATCTTGTTCTTTGATATCTTACCATTCATGACCACGTAAATCACCACCGATGCTACACTGTTCGGAGTCTTGCTCATGAGGTCAGTGCATTTTTCTAATTTGGTACACATTTTATTGCATTCCAAGCGTTCATTTCTGCTCACTTCAAATGAATTAAGCAAGCGTTGCATAACATTAAATGGTTTAGTCACATAATTTTTCTCCGTTTTACCAAGTAATGTATCTTTGAACATCTGTGTCGTTCGACTGATATCCTTGCTTTGTATACCAAACATATCCGCTATTTCCTTTGTTGTTCTAGGAATATTAGAGAGTCTACAAGCATATAAAACACAGTTTGCTTTTATACCCGATCTTACTGCACCGCGTGTAAGTTTTTCCACGTTGAATTTTCTATACATTATTTTTGCATCCTTCAAAACACTATCAGGTAACGTATGACACGCTTCGTCTATGTCTCTATACGCATGAAATAACGACCTATCTGTATGATTCATGGATTGATGGAAATTTATTTTTGCCATCCTCTTATTTTCATAATTTGAAGTATTCTTTGTAGAAATAACAGTACCTTTACCCCATGCATCTGAAAATAACTCGGGACTCGGGTTTGGATTTCCACATCGAGATGGATCGCTTACACGACCATCTTCACTTATGCCGCTCGTCCACTCCGGACTATCATCTACATAATGCTCTTGCACATATCCACACGATGAACACACCGGCATTCCTTCTTTTGTGAATACTTTTATACCCCCGCATTTATTACATATATGTGTATTGATTGGCTTTCTTATAGTAGGTTTATTCAATAAACGGTCGACATCCGACCAAATGGCAGCCAATCCTTCCATATCAAAAAGCTTCTTTTTTTTACTAATGGAAACCCGCACTTAGGTTATCAAAAATTGAGATTATCGGCGTGCATTTTGGCGAACTCTTCGAGTGAATCGACGACCTTCTTGAATTTACGAGAACCTGGACTGGTTGGTTCCCAGTCATTCCATGCCTGATCAACCTGTGTATGCGACGATGGTGGTATGACTTGACCGTCTATTTCGTCGTCAGGGACAATAAAACCTTCGAGATCACTTTCTTCATCAGACTCGTCTATTATATCACTGTCCATATCATCATCGATTTCATCTGAAATACAATACATGGAGTTTCCTATATCTGTAAAAAGAGAAGCCCCTTCTGGGTAGTGTTCACACAGGTTTTCAATTTGAACCAATTCTTCGTTTTCATCAAGTTCATATACTCTCGCACCTTTATACACCTTTGATGTATCGAGGTAATAATTTACAACCAGGTAGTCTTTCATGTTTTCCTTTGTTATAGCGTATATTTCGTCGTCAACATCGTCTATGTTCAATAAAACTTTTAGTAAATCACCAGGCTGTATCTCAGCAAAATTTATCATCCTTAAAGTTTTGAGACAAAAATATTTTCAAGTAATAACACGCATGGGGATTGAAATTTTTTCGAAGGATGGATGTAAATATTGTGACGTAGCTGAACAGATGTGCAAGGACTTGTGTCTCGATTACAAAAAAACTAAAATTGGAAAGGATGATCTGGAAAAGATTTGTGGGAAATCTATTTCCTCATACCCACAAATTTTCATAGACGGAAAGCACCATGGAAACTTTTTTGATTTTCAAGATTACATAGACGACACAGAGCCAATGCTTTTACCAACACTGAATAGGTTTACCGTGTTCCCTATTCAGCATGATAACCTTTGGGCTCTCTACAAACAGGCACAAATGAGTAATTGGACAGCAGAAGAAGTGGATCTTTCAAAAGACATGGACGATTGGGACAAACTCACGGATAACGAACGGCATTTTATTAAGACTATTTTGGCATTCTTTGCCGGTTCGGATGGTATTGTATTTGAAAACCTCAATAATAATTTTGCGGATGAGGTTCAGTATCCAGAAGCTCGTAGCTTTTATGCGTATCAAGCGCATAATGAAATGGTGCATGGAGAAACATACAGTAAATTGATAGACAAGTACATCCGTTCTCCTTCGGAGAAAAAGGAATTGTTCGAGGCGATACAGCGGGTACCGTGTATCGAAAAGAAAGCGAGGTGGGCGATGAAATGGTTTGATACATCGAGACCATTCAGTGAGCGCCTCTTGGCTTTTGCATGCGTGGAAGGTATATTCTTTTCCGGGAGCTTCTGTGCCATATTCTGGCTTAAGAAGCGGGGTCTTCTCCCGGGTCTCTGTTTTAGTAATGAATTGATTAGCAGAGATGAAGGGCTCCACCAACAATTTGCGGTTGAATTGTTCAATATGCTCAAATTCAAACCTAGCAAGGACACGATTCAACAAATTGTTAAAGAGGCTGTAGACATCGAGAAGGAATTCATTTTGGATGCTCTTCCGTGCAGTCTCATTGGTATGAATTCCGAGAAAATGACACAATACATCGAATACGTTTCTGACCGACTTTTGAAACAAGTGGGACAAGAAAAGGTTTGGAATTCGACCAACCCATTTGATTTTATGGAGACCATCAGTTTGGATGGGAAAACCAATTTTTTCGAAAAACGTGTAGGAGATTATGGAAAGATGGACGAAGATACACACGAGATTGAGTTTGACGAAGATTTCTAATTATTTATTCCACATAATAAACATTAGGTGTTTATTATGTTGAGTGTTTTACTTATTACTACATAATTTATCGAGAAATGGTCAAAGAGCTGCCATCATCACACGAGCACGTTGTACTTTCAGATTTACCAATAGTAACTGGGAGAGTCACTGGCTCGTCCACTTCGCCACCCGCAACATCGAGTGACGCATATTGTGCACCACTGTCGAACATATCGTATTGTGGTTCACTGAAACCTGGGAGTGGTTCTGGTACATCGACCATCGCCGGTGGCGCTTCCATCTCCATTTCCATTTCTTCCTCTCCCTCGGTCATTTCTGGAGATGGACCAACCATGTCCACACCCTCTTCTACGGAATACCCTTCTTTCTTTATGTTCATCATGCCCCACGTAATGAGAACGAAAACAACCGTGTGAAGAACGAGACCGCGGAGAGATGGACATCCGGTTGGACCGGAGACCCATTTTCCGAAAATAGTGCGCGTGAGTCTGTATGTGTCTGGGTTAGAAATCACAAAAAATACGAGGGCAGACATCACAGAAATCAAAAATTTCTGCTGGGCC